TGCGGATGTGGAAGCGCGAAATTTCACATTCCGTAATTTCCATGATTTTCTTGCCAAACATGGTGTTATTATCACTGTACCCTCCAAAGAGGATGACATTGTCGACTACCTTGATCCAGATCAGGCAGATTACTTAAAGAGAGTTTCAAATTTCATTCCAGAACTTGGTCTCTCGTTAGGTGCTCTTGAGCTTGAAGCTATCTACAAGAGTTGGCATTGCAACCTCAAATCTCGAACCACAGATATGCGTGAAGTGGCTATGTCTTGCATAGACTCCGGTCTCCATGAAGCTTTTGCCCATGGTAGATCCGTTTATGAGAAAATGCGAGCCGACGCTAAAATCATCTGTGAAAAAGTCAATCTATCAACCCCTTCATTGTTTTACAGTTTTGACTATAGGGTTGCCAATTGGCGAACTAAATACACTTAAAAAAACTGACAACTTTCCTTTTAATAATTGGCGTGAATGGTCCGCGAAGTCTATGACCTTTTGTGGTTCAGGGATTATCCAAAAATCCTTAGCACTGGTAAGTGCGACTGTATCTTTATTCTATAACATTATATTTTTCTATATTACATGTTTATTGTCTGTACAATTATATGCTTACATGAATCCTCCGTATGCGCGAAGAATTCAACGCCCTACAACGACTAAAGATTTAACAAAGGAAAAACTAATCACCATAGAGCGTAACGATGTGGAAGAACGTTCAACTGAACAAGCTACCACCGTCACCTTTATGGATGATCAACCTGGTGCTACAGAAGCGCCACCTGAATTTCACGATCCGCTGCGTGATCAGGTGTATGACTCCAGCACCGAAATACAGAAATTTCTCAGTAGACCTATAAAATTGGCATCTGAGACTTGGAGCGTAGGTTCTCCGTTCAGGTTTTTGTTCACAGATCCTTTCGGTAGCTTTCTACGCGACCCTAGGGTTGCAGAGAAGGTCGCTCATTATAAGATTATGAACTTTAATATGAAGGTAAAAGTTGTTATTAATGGTACTCATTTCCATTATGGTAGGCTTTTAGCTTACTATACTCCTTTACCAATGTATGACAACCTAAACGATTATGCCTTTACCGGCCCATTTATTGATCGTTTAACCCTAAACACTCAAAAACCCCATTTCTTCATTAACCCTGCTACTAGTGAGGGTGGAGAGATGCTCCTTCCATTCTTTTATCCTAAAGCAAATGTCGATATCGTTTCAAATGACATAACTGACGGGATTGGTGTGTTTCAGATCGATTCGATTAACGATCTCAAACATGCCAATGGTGGAACAGATCCACTAACAGTGACCGTTTATGGATGGGCAGAGAATGTTAAGCTAGGCGTAGCTACACAGAGAACTTACGATAGTATTCGTCCGCCTCTCGTTTCCACAGACGAGGTTGGAGAGAGAGCAGACGAGTATGGTATGGGTCCTATTTCAAAACCAGCATCCGCCTTGGCCGCAATTGCTTCTAAGTTGAAGGATGCTCCTGTTTTGGGACCTTACGCAACCGCAACCCAGATAGGTGCAAATGCACTGTCTAAGGTTGCCTCAATTTTCGGATATAGTAGAACACCTATTCTTTCTACTTCTGTATACAGACCTATAACTAAGGGATCTTTTGCGACTTCTAATCAAGAAGACGACGTTGCTAAACTGTCGCTGGATTGTAAACAGGAGTTATCTATAGATCCCCGGATTTTTGGTCGAGATGGTGAGGATGAGTTAGATATACTAAATATAGCTACTAGACAATCCTTTTTAGATACATTTCCCTGGCCTGTGTCCGCACCTGAGGATACTTTGCTTTGGAATGCTTATGTCAATCCAGCTGCTCACCGAGTAGGTGATTATGAAGTTACTGACCATCAACCTCACTATTTTACAGCTCTGTCATTTGCTACTTTACCTTTTGGTTATTGGCGCGGCAGTTTAGTATATCGATTTCAAGTGGTTTCCTCTAGTTTCCACAGAGGTCGATTGCGTTTTGTTTGGGACCCAGTGGGTCTTGACGATGTAGCGCCAGACTACAACACCTTACAACAAGTCGTGGTTGATATTTCTGAGACCACAGACTTTACTATTCGAATTGGTTGGGGAGCAGACACCACATTTCTTGAATGTGACGATCCATTGAGAGCTGGAGATCTCTTTTACTTTAGAAGAGAGGCTCTCCAAGGAACAACTTCCGCACCCTCACTTGTTACCAGGAGACCAAATATAAATGGTATCCTACGAGTGTATGTAGTCAATGAACTTACCGTACCAAATACTGATATTAATAATGATATTGAGCTAAATGTATACATATCCGCTGGGGACGATTACGAGCTTGCAGCTCCAACATCCGAGCATCTGAGTCGATTGCTCCTTATGTCCCCCTCAAAAGCCGACGAAGGGAACCCCTATCCCCCAGTTGCGCCAACATCCCGTCCTACCGCACTGCGGCGAGACGAGGTTCAAGAGCGTGCTGATGACTCAACACAAATGGCCTCCGCTCCTGAACCACCTGAGAACACTACAGCCGATACTACAGTCGGGGAACTTCACGAAATAGGCGATAAGAACCCCCTAATTCATTTTGGCGAAGTGTTTAGATCTTTTAGATCACTTTTAAAACGATACAACACGCATGAGATTATTGGTATATATGCACAAAATGCAGCAACATCATACAATATCATAGCGCGTCCATCGTTTCCTTTCCTTCCTACTTTTACATATAAAGCAGATTTGACAGAAGATTTTGTTATTCCTGTAGAAGCCCCAGCAGTATGGGGAGACTCGGCTAGAGTTTTTGCTGTACCAACACTAATGGGTTACTTAGGAACTGCTTTTGTTGGATGGAGAGGGTCTACACGTTGGTACATTAGTGTGGATGTACCCAACACCATAGATTCTGAATTCATTGTTTCTAGAGCTGATAACTCAGCAGTTTACAGCGCCTTTTATGATGCGTATCCATCAGGACTCACTGAGTATGAGTACTTGGATTTCGTAACCAAATTTGCAGGAGTCAATCCTGGACATGATGGAGTAATTGTCCAGATTCCACAAATTAATAATAGCGTTACATTTGACTTACCATTTTATAGTAGATTTAGATTTGCTCCATCTCGATGGTTGCAGAATTTTAAACCTGCCAACAACTTTTATGGTACGTGGAACGATGATGCGTGTTTTTGGATGCCTTCATGGATACTCAAAACCACCTACAACCCAGCGGGCAGTAACATTGCTCCGCGTCTTCACACAATGGTCTCTGCAGGAGATGACTTTAATTTCGTTTTCTACATAGGACCACCTCCGTTATACCTGGATATTCCCCCACCAGCTCCACCTGGGAATATTTCAGCAACCTCCGGTAATGATAGCCCATTGCCACGGCTCAAGAGGACTAAACTAAATGAGTCGGTGACTGAAATCTAACAAATTGCACATGAACGTTTTGCTTCAGATTTCGGTCTGGAGATTTTTACTGTGCTAAATTTTAGACGGCAGTCAGGATAATTCATGTTAAGGAAACTTTAGGTCACATCTACCTTGGGGAAGTTTCCGTTCCTGGTTATAATCC